AGCGTGTCGCTTATCACCCCGAAGAGCACCCCCAAGACAGTGACGGCAGTCAAGAACGCCATTCAGGCGGCATATGAGGAAGGACAGAGTAAGCTCAAGGGGAGCAGCAAGTCCGTACCCGCGCTCACGGCGATCAAGACTCCGCTCCGTGATGGTGATTCGGAACGCCCGGACGATGAGGCGTATAAGGACAGCTACTTCATCAATGCCAACTCGGCCACAGCTCCCGGTATCGTGGATGCCGCCCGCAATCCGATCATCGAGCACTCGGAGGTCTACTCCGGTGTGTATGGACGCGCAAGCATCAACTTCTACGCATTCAACAGCAACGGCAATCGCGGAATTGCCTGTGGGCTGAACAACCTGCAGAAGATTTCCGACGGGGATCCGCTCGGCGGCAAGACACGTGCCGAGGATGACTTCGCCGATGAGGACGAAGATTTTCTTAGCTAAATAAGACTAGGTGAGACGGGCAGCGGGGATTCGTCCTCGCTGCCTTTGTCACGGAAGGAGAAGTGACATGAAGTCCATTTCTATCGATCTTGAAACTCGGAGCAGCGTAGATATTGGGAAAAGTGGCGTTTATCGCTATGCCGAAGCTGAAGACTTTGCGATCCTGCTTTTCGCCTATGCCGTGGATGGAGGTGAGCCACAGGTTATTGACCTTGCCAATGGGGAGACGATTCCAAAAGAGATTCTGGACGCTCTGACCGATGAGAGTATCATTAAGTGGGCGTTCAACGCCAATTTTGAGCGGGTGTGTCTGTCGCGTTACTTGTCGGACTTGGGGATAGCTCTTGATTCATTTCGAGACAATCATCCGCTTTCCAAAGAGTGTGCCCGTTTTCTGAGTCCCCACAGCTAGCGCTGCACGATGGTCTGGTCTGCCTACATGGGACTGCCACTCTCACTTGCCACCGTGGGCAGAGTGTTGGGACTGGAAGAAAAGAAAATGACCGAGGGCAAGGCACTGATTCGCTATTTTTCTACGCATCCGTTCCACAAACCCACGGCAGAGAGGTGGGAACTGTTCAAGTCCTATAACCGGCGCGATGTCGAAGTGGAGATGGCGATCCAGAAACGTTTGTCCAAATATCCTGCGCCACAGTCGGTATGGGATGAATATGTGCTCGACCAGGAGATCAATGATCGCGGGATACGTCTGGACATGCCGCTTGTGGAGAACGCCGTTAGGATTGACGCGATCACAAAGGATAAGCTGATGGATAGGCTGAAGACTCTGACCGGGCTTGAAAATCCGAACAGCGTGACGCAGATGAAAGAATGGCTCAAAGAGCGCGGTGTCGAAACGGAGTCGCTCGACAAGAAGTCCGTGACAGCCTTGCTCAAGACCGCCCAGTCTCCTGTCTCCGATGTACTGGCGCTTCGTCAGCAGCTTGCGAAATCCTCGGTGAAGAAATATCAGGCGATGCAGAATACCGTTTGTTCGGATGGCAGAGCACGAGGAATGTTTCAGTTCTATGGGGCGAACCGCACCGGGCGTTTTGCGGGACGCATCGTACAGCTGCAAAATCTTCCGCAGAATCATTTCTCCGACCTCAAGTGCGCCCGTGATCTCGTGCAACAGAGGAACTATGTAGCACTGGAAATGCTCTATGACTCTGTGCCGGATGTGTTGTCGCAGCTGATTCGTACTGCCTTTATCCCGAAGGAGGGCAGAAAATTCATCGTTGCGGACTTCTCTGCCATTGAAGCACGGGTACTGTCATGGCTTGCCAAGGAGCGATGGCGTATGGACGTATTTGAGGGGAACGGCGACATCTACTGCGCCATAGCGGGCAGAATGTTCCACTGCAACGTGGTCAAGCATGGCGAGAACGGGCATCTACGGCAAAAAGGGAAGCAGGCAGAACTGGCCTGTGGCTACGGCGGCTCCGTCGGTGCGCTGAAAGCGTTCGGGGCGTTGGAGTCCGGGATGAAGGAAGAGGAACTAAAGCCGCTCGTGGATGCTTGGCGTTCGGCAAATCCGAACATCGTGGATTTCTGGTGGGCAGTGGATCGTGCGGCAAAGGACTGCATCAAGGAGCGCAGCACGAAGGTCACGCACGGAATCCGGTTCATCTATCAGGGCGGTATGATGTTCATTGAGCTTCCGAGCGGTCGCAGACTCTCCTATGTAAAGCCGCGCATCGGAGAGAATCAGTTTGGTGGTGAGTCCATTACCTACATGGGGCTGGATCTCTCGAAAAAGTGGGCGCGGATCGAATCCTATGGTCCGAAGCTCGTGGAAAACATCACGCAGGCAATCAGCCGTGACATTCTCTGTTATGCCATGCAGACGCTGCGAACGATGGATATTGTCGCGCACGTCCATGATGAACTCATCATCGAATGCGACGAGGGTGTCTCCCTTGGAACTGTGTGTGAGCAGATGGCGCAAACCCCGCCTTGGGCAACGGGACTCCTGCTCTGTGCCGATGGTTTTGAATGTAATTTCTATCAGAAAGACTAATTTCCGTCCTCCTGCAAAAAGCGGGAGGATTTTTGGTGACCAAAACCTCCCAGTTCGTCCTCTTACTGATGAGAGGAACTAATCTGTTTTCAAAGGGAGGAAATCTTATGTTCTATGTCAAGGAAAACATCAATGACGCTCTGGAGGTCATGGTGGAAATCAACGATGAGAATGTCTTTTGCCATTGTCCGCGCTGCGGAGCAGAAGTGCCCGTCGACCTCAACGAGTTCTTCGGCGATGCGGAGTTCGACCTGTTCGGCACCGCGATCTGTTGCACGGAATGCAGCCGAAAGGTGCGGTGTGAGAAATGATCGAGCGCAGAAACCACGAGGGCTATGCCGATCCTACGGCGCACGCCGCTCTCACAAAGGTAAGCAGGGAGGGCAGATTCGTCTACATCTGCTCACCCTATCGGGACAGCCCGCGCGTCAACGTTATGCGGGTGCGACAGTACTGTAAGTTTGCTGTCAGCAGGGGGTGCATTCCGATTGCCCCGCACTTGTACTTTCCGCAGTTTCTGTCAGAGATTAACGAGCGGGGGAAGGCGATGTCCATGAATCTCGAACTTTTGCGACTGTGCGGCGAGGTCTGGGTATTTGGCGAGAGAATCACCGAGGGCATGGAAACGGAGATTGCTCATGCCGAGAGGCTGCAAAAGAATATCCGCTATTTCACAACGAAGTGCGAGGAGGTTTCGCCATGAAGGTGATTGAGACAGAATACAAGGGCTATCTTTTCCGTTCACGACTGGAGGCGCGATGGGCAGTGTTCTTCGATGCCTGCGGCATCCGATGGGAGTATGAGCCGGAGGGCATCATCCTCAGTGATGGTTCATGGTATCTTCCGGATTTTTATCTTCCCGATTTTCACTGTTACTTCGAGGTGAAGAGAAACAGTGCCAAAGGGACAGATGAAGGGGAAAAGGCTATCTGGAAAATATCAAATGGTCAGTGGACCGATGATTGGGCGGGTATTATCGCCTTTGGCGATCCTATGAACGATGACCTTTATATCTTCTGTCAAGAAAGTAACGACGGCAGTGCCGGCTGCTACGATAACCCCGTAACAATTGGTCTCCATCCGGAAACACGAGAGCCGTACCTCTTTGCCTATAACGACAGGCGTGACCGCAGTTTCCTGACGACATTCAGCGAGAGCTCCGAGTATATCCCGATGGAAACAAACGAATACGGAAGGTACAGCTATAAGGACTTCGTGAGTGCGCGAGTTTACGAAGCTAGGAAAATCGCGAGACAGGCACGTTTCGAACACGGCGAGAGACCGAGGAGGTATCAGGATGAGAGACTTGGCAATTGCCTACGGAAATAGCCGTCAGGCAAAGAATTGGGTGAATAAAACCATTCGGTACGAGGATTTGAAGGAGCGGCTCAAGGTCACCATCCGCACAGCGGAATCTGCGGAAGAATACGCAAAGATGTCAAAGGCACAGAGAGATGCGGCAAAAGACCACGGAGGATTTGTCGGCGGTGTGCTGAAAGGTGGGCGCCGCAAAGTTGATGCCGTGGAACTGCGCTCGATGATCGCTCTGGACGGCGACCGTATTGACAAAGCGTTCCTTGATGCCTATGAAACGAATGCACCGTATACTTCATGCCTTTACACCACGCATTCCAGCACAGAGGAGAATCCTCGCGTAAGACTGGTATTCCCGCTGCTGCGGGATGTCACCTCGGAGGAGTTCGTGGCAGTATCCAGGTATCTGGCGCAGATGCTGGGCATCGACTTTTTCGATGAATGCTCCTATCAGCCGAATCAGCTGATGTACTGGCCATCGTCTCCGCAGAACGGCGTATTCGTATTCAAAGAAGTGGAAAAGGAATGGCTCGACCCGGATGCGATCCTGTCGGCGCACCCGGAATGGACGGATCCGACGAGGCTTCCCACATCCTCTCGTGAGAGCAAGGCGAATCAGGTCACGCAGCAGAAGGTGCAGGATCCTCTTGAAAAAGAAGGCACAGTCGGAATCTTCAACCGGGTATTCTTTCCTGTCACCCGTGCTCTTGAAACCTTTCTTGCCGGCGTATACGAGCCGACCGAGAGCGAAAGCCGCTGGCATCTCATCGCTTCCAGCAGCATTGCGGGCGTGGAGATCAAGGATGAAAAGTTTGTCTATTCCCACCATGCGAAAGACCCGGCATATCTGAAACTCTGTAATGCCTTCGATATCGTCCGCGTCCACAAGTTCGGTGATCTGGATGATAAGGCATCCTTCCGCGCCATGTGCGATTTTGCCATGCGGCAGGATGAGGTCAAGATCGTGGCGGCAAACGAGCGACTGAGTGAGGCAGAAAAAGACTTTGCGGAATCTGTCGATGACGAGTGGAAGAAACGTCTGCAGCGCAATAAGAACGGTGTACTGGAAAACAACCTCCACAATATCCGGCTCATCATGGAGAACGATCCGTACATGAAGAACATCGTGTTCAACCAGCTGGCGGACGGCATGGAGATTCGCGGCGCGGTTCCGTGGAAACATCCTGCGCGGTTCTGGCGGGATGCGGACGATGCACAGCTCATCTGCTATATTGACGCAAGCTACGGATCCTTTTCACAGAGAAATTATGACATTGCCGTGACCAAGGCCGCAGATGACCGCTCCTACCATCCGATCAAGGAGTATTTCGACGGTCTGCCGGTGTGGGACGAGATGCCGAGAGTGGATACCGTCCTGATTGATTATCTGGGGGCGCAGGACAACGCCTATGTTCGCGCTGTGACCAGAAAGGCACTTTGCGCGGCATATATGCGCATCTATCATCCCGGCATCAAATTCGACTACATCACAGTGCTCAACGGAAATCAGGGCATCGGGAAATCCACGCTGATCGCCAAACTCGGCATGGCGTGGTTCGCCGACAGCTTGACGCTTTCCGACATGAATGACAAGACGGCAGCGGAGAAGCTGCAGGGCTACTGGATTCACGAGATCGGCGAGATGGCAGGTATGCGTAAAGCAGAGCTTGAGAAGGTGAAGGCGTTTGTATCGAGGCAGGATGATAAGTACCGCGCCTCTTTCGGCAGACGGGTCACCCCTCATCCGAGACAGTGCATCTTTTTCGGCACGACCAACAGCGAGAACGGGTATCTTCGCGACATTACGGGAAACCGCAGGTTCTGGAACGTCAAGGTTACGGGTGAGGGGAGAATGAAGCCTTGGGATCTTGACCAAGAGACGGTGGATCAAATCTGGGCGGAGGTCATCGTTCTTTCCAATGCCGGAGAGGAACTGTTTCTCGACCACACCTTGGAGGACTATGCCAGGAAGGAACAGTCCGAGGCGATGGAGCAGGATGACCGCGAAGGACTTGTCGCACGGTATCTTGATATGCTTCTGCCGGAGACATGGGACACGATGGACATGCATCAGAGAAGAGATTACGTGCAAGACCCGGACGGTCTCCTGAATGTCAAAGGAACGATGCACCGGGAGACGGTTTCCAACATCGAGATATGGTGTGAATGCTTCGGCAAAGCGAAGGAGGACATCAAACCTGCGGACAGTTATGCCATATCTGCGATTATGGCAAGGCTTCCCGACTGGTCGCGTCCTGAAACGAGGCGGCGCATTCCGATATACGGTCTTCAGCGGCTTTATAAAAAGATGTGACAAGACGGTGTGACAAGGTGGTTCGTGTGACAACGCAGGTAAAAGTTGTCACACTTCCATCGCCGTGTTTCTTGGCAGTTATGACGATTTGTGACGGACAAGACAGTAAATTCTATATAAGAGAAAACAGTAAATATATACCCATAAGGGGAAAACGCACACATATTCGCGCGTATAGGATTTTTAGTCACTGTCGTCACAGGGGAAAACGATGAGAGAAAAAGACATTGAGAAGGAACTCACAGCAAGAACCAAGGCAATGGGCGGCATCGCACCAAAGATTACCTCATCGGGATTCGATGGAATGCCCGACCGACTGGTGCTTCTGCCTCGCGGCAGAATGGGCTTTGTGGAACTGAAAGCACCGGGGAAGAAGCCGAGAGCCTTGCAGCTCGCCCGTCACAGACTACTTCGGCGGCTTGGATTCAAGGTGTATGTAATTGACGAGATAAATCAAATTGACAGCGTATTGGAGGAAATCGACCATGAATGAACTTACGGTATTGGAACATAACAACATCCGTGTCATGACCACGGAGCAGCTTGCCGAGGCGTATGGATGCGCTCCGAAGCAGATTCAGCAGAACTTCAGCAACAACCGTGTGCGGTTTATTGCGGGAAAGCACTTCTTTGTTCTGGAAGGGCAGGATTTACAGACCTTCCGCTTGCAGGTCGAAAATATCGAACTGCAAATTTCCCCGAAAACACGTCATCTGTATCTCTGGACGGAGAGAGGCGCAGCCCGTCACAGCAAGATGCTTGGGACGGAGCGGGCGTGGGATGTATTTGAACAGCTCGAAGACAGTTACTTCAAAGTTGCGAAGAACATGACACCCGAGGAATTCCTCCTCTACAGTGCACAACGAATGGTGGAGCAGGCAAAGACGATCAAGGCGGCAAATGCCCGTATCGACAAGGTGGACGAGCGGCTTCTTGAGGTCGAGTCCAAGCAGATGACCATCGATGAGCACCACTACACCATCATCGGCTATGCAAACCTCACGGGAGTTCGTGGCGTTGGTCGGGATGCCGCCGCAAGACTCGGACGCAGAGCGTCGGCGATATCCAGAAAGCAGGGCTACCACATCGGCAAGGAGTACGATGCCAAATACGGCATGGTGAATACCTATCATGTGGATGTGTTGCAGGAAGTGTTTCGGTAATGAATCAAGATGCGTTAGGAGGTGATGCCCTATGAAGTTCATACCGCATGATTACCAGCAGTACGCCATCGACTTTATCGAAAGCCATCCGACTGCCGCCGTACTCCTCGATATGGGACTTGGAAAAACGGTGATTACGCTTACAGCCCTCAATGACTTGCTCTTTGACCATTTTGAGATTTCTCGCGTTCTCGTTATTGCACCGCTTCGTGTGGCACGGAATACATGGCCGCAGGAGATCGGAAAGTGGGAGCATTTGAAACACCTCCGCTATTCCGTCGCAGTCGGAGCAGAGAAAGAGCGGCTTCAGGCACTTCGGCAGCAAGCCTCTCTCTACATCATCAACCGTGAGAATGTGCCGTGGCTCGTGGAGAAAACCAACTTCAACTACGATGCCATTGTGATTGATGAACTCTCCTCGTTCAAGAATTGGAGCAGTAAACGCTTCAAGGCACTTATGAAGGTTCGCCCCTTGGCAAAGAGAGTCATAGGCCTTACGGGAACGCCATCCGGCAACGGCTTGATGGACTTGTTCGCAGAGTTCAAGGTGCTCGACATGGGACAGCGTTTGGGACGGTTCATTACGAAGTATCGGCAAGATTACTTCAAACCGGATAAGCGAAACGGACAGGTGGTATTCTCCTACGCTCCCTTGCCAGGTGCCGAGGAGCGGATCTACGAGAAAATCTCCGATATCACCATCTCTATGAAAGCCGCCGACCATCTGAGGATGCCCGAGCTGATCGAGAGTGAATATACGGTGACTATGAGCACTTCTGAGCAAAAGATGTACGCCTCGATGTGCGAGCAGTTGGTTTTGCAGATGAAGGGCGATGAGGTGACGGCGGCAAATGCCGGAGTCCTGTCCGGGAAACTCGCACAGATGGCAAACGGCGCAGTCTACAGCGACGATGGGGCAACACTGCATATCCATGACCGAAAACTCGAAGCCTTGGAGGACATCATTGAGAGCATGAACGGCAAACCGCTTCTGGTGGCGTACTGGTTCAGGCATGACGCAGAGCGCATTGAGGAGTGTCTACCGTGTGTCCGACTGGATACGGATGAGACGATCGCCCGATGGAATCGCGGAGAAATCCCCGTTGCCCTGATCCATCCTGCAAGTGTGGGGCACGGGCTGAACCTTCAGAGCGGCGGTTCGACCTTGGTGTGGTTCGGCATCACATGGAGCTTGGAGCTCTACCAACAGACCGTGGCGCGTCTGTATCGGCAGGGACAGAGTGCAAAGACCGTGGTGGTGCAGCATATCATCGCCGAGGGGACGATTGACGAGATAATCCTCCGTGCTTTGAAGCGGAAGGACAAGACCCAGACGGCACTGATTGAAGCCGTCAAAGCGGAGGTAACATCATGAACTATGAGATTCTGGCAAACGCCATCGTCGAACAGGCGGCAAAGGATTATCGGTGGGCGCGGGCGGCTCTTGCCAAAGACGCAGAGAATGTTGCAGCGACAGCGATGCGCTCTGAGACGGAGCGGTTCTTCCGTTCTGCATGGTTCGGGCAGCTGACCAGTCTGGACGGAGAGTGGCTGCTTGAAAAGTTGGAGGGGGAATTTGCATGACAGCGAAAGAGTATCTCAGTCAGGCATGGAACATTGACCGACGCATCAATGATAAGGTCGCCCATGTATCGCGGCTGCGTGACATGGCAACAAATGTGAGCGCCGTCATCAGTGATATGCCAAAGAGTCCGAGTCCGAACAATCAGCGGATGGAGACCATCATTGCTCGGCTGACCGACACGGAAGATGAGATCAATGCGGACATCGACCGTCTGATCAGTCTGAAACTCGAGATCATGAATACGATCTGGCAGGTCGCGGACGAAAACGCTCAGATGGTGCTAGAGTGTCGCTACCACAGCTTCAAATCGTGGGAAGAGATTGCATCGGATATGAGTGTCAGCATTCGGTGGGTACACAAGATTCATGGCAAGGCTCTGGATGAAGTTGAAAAAATTTTGGAAAAAAGACAGCAGAGTTCATCCGAGTTCACATAAGTTCACAAAGGTTCACGTTGCGTTCATAGGGTTGACAGTGATATGATATACTCAGCAAGAATAGGATATGGAATCAGCCTTCTCGGAGAAGCAATTCTCCGTGAGGGTTTTTTTGATGGAGAAACGTGATGCCGAGAAAGCCGAAACGTCCCTGCCGCATGACAGGCTGTCCGAATCTCACAGATCGAAAAAGCTGTTACTGTGAGGCGCACGAAAAAGTTATGCAGCGACACTATGACCACTTCACGCGTGGGTACGATCAGCATGAGCGGTACGGAAGCACATGGAAACGTATCCGTGATCGTCATTTGGCAGGGCATCCGCTCTGTGAGATGTGCAAAGAGCAGGGGAGATATGTTCTCGCGTCTCTCGTTCATCACATCCGACCAATTTCGGATGGTGGTACACATGAGGAGAGCAATTTGATGTCGCTCTGTGCATCATGTCATGAACAGATTCACCAAAGAAAAAAGCCGTCCTAAATGAACAGCTTATTCATCGAATATATCCGCATGAGTTCCAGTTTCGACAAGGGTCAAGGTTAGGATGTCATTTTCAACGAGGTATACGAGCAACCAATCCGGTTGAATATGGCACTCGCGAAAGCCCGCCCAGTTCCCGTGGAGTTCGTGGTCGCGGTACTTGGCATCAAGTTTGCGCCCTTGCCTTAACGCATCGACAACATCGTCCAGTAGCTTGAGGTTCAGGCCGCGTTTCTTGGCACGCTTGTAGCTTTTCTTATAAGCGGTGGTGAACTTGATGTGATAGGTCATTCTTCCAATGCCCTCTTCAAGTCATCCATGTTGTCATAGCTAGGGACGTTTGGATCGCGAGAGATTCTTCTTGCTTCTTCCATAGCTGTCAAGGTGCTTTGCTTATAACGGGGCATTTCGATAGAAAATGGAATGCCTCCACGAAGGACACACTGATGGAGAAACATATTAACGGCACCGGACATATCCAGACCAAGCCCGGAAAACAATGCACCAGCCTGTTCTTTTATGTTTCGGTCAATTCTTATTTGAGTAGGGACAGTTGACATAATGAGCACGCTCCTTTCTTTTAGAAACAGTATAGCTTGTTTGGTTTACGATGTAAAGCAAAACATATACTCATGACTAGGGAGGGGCGGTCAAATCTCTAAAACCGCGCCATTACTGGACCGGGGAGGGGGCGTACGCACAAAAACGTCAGTTCAAACGGGGTATTAAAGAATGTGCATAGAAAACGAGCCATCAAGTCGGAGCGGAACCCCACACAAACTTGATGGCTCGTTTTACAGATGTGCTTTCCAGTCACGAGGAAAGCCCAAGTGGTATAAATCAATATCATCTGCATATTTTTGAAAGAGTTTTTCTGCACGCGGGACAAATTCTTCACTCCATTTTTGAGGGGAAGGATAGAGTGCTTTTATGACAAGCATAACAGCCCACATGCGCCAACGAACGCCGGAAGAGAAGTTAAATCCAGCAGGAGCTGCAGAAAACACACGATAGTACAAACGACCATAATGCGCACAGATATTTCGCGCATCTGTACAACAGCGCAGCCAGCTTTTTAAGACCGTATGGCTTGTGTTATATTGCCGCGCTATGGCTTTTTGATCTTGTGTGAGTAAGTCGCTATAAAAATATGACAGCATACCGAATGTGAATAACTCGGTAATTACCCATACTGGAAAATAACCGTGATATTTCTGTTGATGATGCTGTACAAAAGGGACGTTCCGATTACTGGTAATCTCTCTTTGTATATTTTCTAAAAATCGATCCGTGTTATGTCGCGCATTAAAATTTGCAGAGTCGAGATATCCAAGGGCGCCGTAACGTAGCCCGTGCAGATATGAAAGACGTGCCCGCAAAGCGATTTCAATGGACTCTATCGCACTGAAAAGGAGCGACCGCAACTCCCGATCAAACTCGTAAATACGATAAATTTTTTCAAAGGTTGTGTCCGAAAGAAAACTTCTGTCCTCATTTCTAAAGGGGAGGAAATAAGCAGACAGGCGGTAATAGTTGATGGTTGATAAAATTTCCTCTGCAAAAGTGGAATCGGAAATGATACAGCCATGATCTTTTAGAATTGCAATTTGTTCAGCAATGGTCGTAGGACGTTTTGTTTCTGTCATGATACATCATCCGTTTTTATAAAAAAATGTCTCCCCTGGGACACATCGTTGAGAGGTGCGGGGAGTCCTGTTACTTTGTATTATACACGAATTTGGCAATAAATCAAGGCAGCAGAATACCAAAAAAGTTCGTGTCTATAGTTTTGGAAAGGGGGCGAGAAGATGGCGCGTGACGGTACAAATCGCGGAGGACGGCGCATCCGGGCGGGAGATAAGCCCGAGCCACTGGCAGACAAGATTGCGGGCGGGCGCACGGCGCACATCATGGAGTTCCCCATGACGGAACTGGACGGCACAGACCTTGTGAATGCCGCCGATCTCTACGGCGAGGAGATGCCAACACCGAGCGAGTTTCTATCCGCGCGTCAGAGGAATGGCAAGCCGCTCGGTGCGGATGAGATTTTCCGCGAAACATGGCTGTGGCTGAAAGAGCGCGGCTGTGAGCGGCTCGTGAATCCGCGTCTCATCGAAAGCTACGCTCAGGCATTTGCCCGCTTCATCCAGTGTGAGGAAGCAATGAGTCAATACGGGCTCATTGGCAAGCATCCAACGACAGGCGGTGCAATTGCAAGCCCCTTTGTCCAAATGGGACAGGCGTTTCAAAAGCAGTCCAATCTGCTCTGGTATGAGATATTCGACATCGTAAAGCAGAACTGCACCACCACATTCGTCGGCTCTCCGCAAGAGGATCGGATGGAGCGATTGCTGCGCTTGAGGAAGTAAGGAGGGAAATCATTTGAATAAAACAACATCGGAGATGAAGCTCGTTCCGATCAGTAAACTCGTTCCCTATGCCAACAATGCACGGACGCATTCGCTGGAGCAGATCAACAAGCTGCGCGGAAGTCTGCGTGAGTTTGGATTCGTCAGTCCCGTCATCATCGACAAGGACTACGGCATTCTC